GGCTGACCAGATCAGAAAATGTGCGAAAACCGATAAGCGTATATCTTACGTAATCCATAATGGCATGATTGCTAGCAGGATACTTAATTTTAAGTGGCGTAAGTACAAGGGTTTTAATAAGCACACAAAGCACATACATATTAGCTTTACAAAGTTAGGCGACAAAGATGGCAGAGAGTTCGATATACCACTACTAGGGGGCAAAATATGAAGATAAGCAAGAAGCAAAAAGCCATACTGAAATCCTATGCACGTGGGGTATTAGTATCTTTCTTAACATTTTTAGCGAGTAATGAATTAGGTTTAGATCCAGCACTGTCTGTAGTAGTTGCAGCTTTGGCTGGCCCAGCGGCTAGGGCTTTAGACAAATCCGATAATGCTTATGGCATCGGTGCAGATGAAGCATGAGTCCAGCGGAATGGGCTGGCTTTGGCGCTGGCGTTATGGCCGTGCTATCAGGCGGGCTAATCGGATTACGTTTTCTCGTTAAAGGTTGGTTGAACGAACTACGACCTAATGGTGGATCTAGTATGAAAGATCAATTAACAAGGTTAGAACAGCGTGTTGATGATCTATTCCTTATCATGAATAAGCGACAATAGCAATATGGCAACCGCACGGAAGCGTAAAAAGATTAATAAGCGCAAGGGTAAATATACCCATGAGCAGATTAATACCAAGTTAGATACCTATGCCATCTCGTTGCGTGAGTTTTATTTAAGCCTAAGACGTGCAGGATTCCCAGTAGATCAAGCTCTAGGGATGTGCGATAAAAACGTATTCCCAGACTGGCTAACACCATCTAGCCCAGACTTTGATCCAGTTAATCCAGACCATGACCCCTACGAAGACGAGGACTAATTGCGCAAAATTGCGTTCGTGTCAGATCTGCAAGTTCCTTTTTTTAATGAAGCAAGTGTCAAATCAGTAGGCCGTTTTTTAGCTAAGTGGCGGCCTCATAGAACTATCTGCATAGGCGATGAAATTGATTTACCACAGCTAGGCGGTTTTAACGCTGGCACTATTGATGAGATGGTTGGCAACATAAATGACGATAGAAAACAAACACAAGAAGTATTAAGTTACTTAGGGGTAACAGATGTACTGGGGAGTAATCATGGAATCAGACTTTACCGATCAATTAAAAAAAGACTCCCATCATTTCTCAACCTACCCGAAATGCAATATGAGCGTTTTATGGGATATGACAAGCTCCAGATTAAATTCCACCCATTTGGGCTCGATTGGGCACCAGGCTGGACAGCCGTTCATGGTGACGCTTTCCCTCTTAGCCAAGTACCTGGGCAAACGGCCTTAAATGGGGCTAGAAGGCTTGGTAAGAGCGTGGTGTGTGGGCATACTCATAGATTAGGCCAGTCGGCCTTTACAGAGGCATCTAGAGGCCAATTAGGGCGTACTGTATGGGGCTACGAAGTTGGAAATATGGTCGATTTAAGCAGTTCAGGCATGGCATATACAAGGGGCTATGCTAACTGGCAGCAAGGCTTTGCCGTGGCCTATGTGCACGAGCGTAAAGTACAGGTAATAACCATACCTATAAATGCAGATGGCAGTTTCATATTTGAGGGCAAACTCTACAAATAACGTTATCAAATCGTTATCAAATATAGGCCTTAAATCATCCACAAAGTCATACACAGGTGTAACACTATTGCTATGCCACAAAGCGTGAGCATAGAAAGTAGGGCTATATGTGGGAATCAATTTTCTACATTTTCTTAGGTAGTTTCTTTGGCGTTTGTTTAGTCTGGGCTATTTATGAATTTATTTATGATCGAGGATTTTCAGCTGGTTATTGGAATGGTAGGGCTACGGGCTGGCAGATGCACAGACGACTTATCCAAATCCAAAATGACGTAGATGAGGTTTTCAATTATGACGACTACAAGTGAGCAACTGTTTAGCCATGTCACAGACACTATCCACGAAAGAGGTGCAAAGTACGGCCATCCGTATCCGCAGCATAAAAGGATCGGTGAATTGTGGAGTGCCTACCTTGGCTATCCAATTACAGCTAACCAGGTCGCTATGTGTATGGCGATGGTCAAAATCAGCCGAAGCGTGGAAAGTCCACAGTATCAAGACAACTACGCAGATGCGCTGGGTTATATTGCAATATCCAAAACATGCCACGATGCATTAACCGATGAAGGATTGGACTGGGTGGACTAATGGCTTTCAATTTAGAGGATTACGAAACTATAGAAGAAAGATTAGTGAAATGGTGGAAAGATAATGAAGATGGCTCTATACAAACAGAACTGGTACATAGGCCTAATGGTGATGCAAATGAATTTGTGTTTGTGGCTCGCTTATACCGAACTACAGCTGATCAAGTGCCAGTTGCGACTGGTTGGGCATCCGAAGTCCGTGCTGGATCGGGTTTTAATAAGTTTGCTTGTGAGCTTGCAGAATCGTCTGCAATTGGCCGTGCTCTGGCTAACTACATCTATTCGAAAAAAGGCGGACGTCCTAGCCGAACAGAAATGGAAAGAGTAAAACATAGTGAAGAAACGAAAGTCATTTATGGTAGGCCAGGTTCTAGGTCAGCTTTGGTGGAGTCTGCACTGCGTGAGTCTTTTGCGCAAGAGAAAACAGAAACCAAAGATCCTACGCCTTTATCGTGGAGTGTTGGTGATGTCGTTAATGTCGCTACAAGCGGAGCGCCTAACCCGCCGCCAGAGTGCGAGCATGGACACATCTTCAAAGAAGGCGTAAGTAAAACTACAAAAAAGCCTTACATGGGATGGGTATGCAAAGAGGGCGTAAAAGAACACGCAGTCTGGGCAAAACTTACAGCTGCTGGCGGCTGGTACGTAGAAGGGGATAAATAATGGGCTATATCGCTTTTATTAATGGCAGTGGAGTTACTGTCGAAATAGATGATGATGGTGTGCATCTAGTTAAGTCTGTTATCACATGCGAGATGTGTGGTGATGATAGGGTTTTCAAAGATGGCACATGCTTTCGATGCCACGAATTGATCGCTCGTGACTAAATTTAAATGTAATGGGTGTAGTCGTGATACTGAGTTCCTATGGCTAGACCAGACAGATATGCCAGATGGATTCAAATTATATCAATGCATGGATTGCGGGGCTGTGGGATGCAAGAACATAGCTGAGCAGAAAGATGCACCTAAAGATAGCAAGGTTAGTAGATGTAATAGCTGTGGGGCTTGGCAGTTTGACACACTGCCTTGCCACACTTGCCTATTGATTGGAGAATATGATGCCAACGTATGAATATAGCTGTAATGAATGTGGTACTTATGGAAGTGTGCATAGGACATATAAAGAGGATGATGGCGGGATGCTTTGCCCTAAATGTGGGTTAAATATGGCACGTATGTATTCAGCACCTGGAATAATCTTAAAGGGTACTGGATGGGGTTCTAAACCTTGATTAAACCATTTAGCTTAGAGTTATACGCTGACAATGACAACGCTAAAGAGTTGGTGATTAAATGGCTTGAAAGTAAAGGCTGCATAGCCTGGGTAAATCCTGATCAATATGGGATAGATCTATTGTTTAAGAATCCAGAGGGTGATTACTACAGCTGTGAAGTTGAGGTAAAACATAATTGGAAAGGGGCTAAATTCCCTTTTAAGACTATGCATATACCAGCTCGTAAGCTTAAATTCACTACAGATAATTCTATATTTGTCATACTAAATAGCGAGCGCTCGCATCTAATGATGTTACATGGTGATGACCTACGTAAAGCACCTATTGTGCGTAAGGATACAATTTATACCGAGGGCGAATACTTTATAGAGATAGAGGTAAATAATGAGTGAGGCTGGTTATGTAGATACATGGCTAGACACAGATGATCTACGCTACTACTGTAAATATATTGTGATCTAAATCACTGTCCATATAGTGAGATGATATTGCTATCTACCTTGAAAGGATTTGGATATGTATGGTAACCTCAAAAAGCGTTCGATCTTAAATCGAAAAGCTGAGCCGCCCAAGGCCAGGCTCGGTAGGCGCAGAGTTTGGGCAGGCTCTATGCTAATTGCATTTAGTCTTTGCTTTTCAAAAGATTATTCCGTTGCAGATAAACCAAGAGCTATTCATTACAAGCAATATGCATTTATCAAACTTAACCACTCATTTACAGAGTTCTATTGCTTAGATGAGTTATATCATCATGAAAGTAGATGGAATCCAAGCGCTCGCAACGGCTCACACTATGGCATACCACAAGGTAGATCTAAGTACTTGGCTAAGGTAGATGGCTTTAAGCAAGTAGACTGGGGTATCAAATATAATCTAAATAGATATGGTTCTATGTGTAAAGCATTAAATCATTTCAAGACTAAAGGATGGCATTGAGTAAAAGAGCTATAGGTAGTGGCAAGTGGCAGAAGCTACGCATACA